AATAGTTTGTAATTGTGTAAGCTCTCTTGCCTGAATCGCATACCCAGGTTTGAACATGACTCTGTAGAATTGCTTTTCAACATCGTAGTCATCGAAGTATGGTGCAATGTTTAAATTTTTATTAATAGGCATCTTTGCTTATGTTCCTTAAAATTCCAATACAAACTTAAATTCTTCTCTTGATAGGTCTGTTCTTGCTAATGGGAAGAAGTCTTCCATGAAGTATACTTCACCTGTTCTTTGTATATAATCTGAGTATACAATATTATCTGCTACTGGATTATTTATTGTGATTCTCTGACCTGTATCTGAGACAATTTGAAGATTAGGGTTAAATGATGTATCTCCATTCCCAACTAAGAGATTATTTTGGTTTGGTCCCATATATTCTGCTAAGAAAACTGTATTTGATGTATCATCAATCTCATGTACTTGAGCAGTAAATGTTATTTCGTTACTTCCATCAATCTGTGTCACAATACTATTTGCTGATAAATTTTGATAATCATCAGTTGTGACTGCGATTCGGTTATCAAATATATCAGGTATAAGTGCAGTATTTGCTTGACCGCTTCTCCATGTACCTGTACTCACATCTCTAAATGAAGGAGTCCTGACAATACCTAAAGAACCATAAGTATTTACATCACCGATTTTAGTATTATCTTCTGCGGTAATATAAGCATACATTCCAAAATGTTTACATTTAAGTTCATCAATAAGGTTATATGCATGACCACCTTTTGGTTCAATAATAGGTCGTATAACACATCTTACATCTGTTGTGCTATCATCTTCAGGATTGAAGTCAACGATGGGGTCAACGACAACCGCAGTTACATTTGTATATCCTGAGCCTTTATTTAATATCGTGACTGATTCTATTGTGTCTTCATTTACATTAGGTATTGCTACGGCTCCAACACCATCTCCTTTAATATCAATTCTAGGAATAATGTTAGCAGGACCATTTACTTTAACACCTGCTGTAATTAAATCTCTATCAGCTTCATAGTTTCCGCCTGATGTAAATGCGCTAAATCCAGTACCATCTAAACTTACTGATAGTGCAGTGTTTGTCGCAAGAGAGAATCTGTCATCATCAATTGGTACAACATAATAAACTGGATTTCCATCACCGTCATCATCATTTAATTCTGTCATACCACCAACGTTCTTAAAACGTATAGGTTGTCTTGCTTGAAGATTATGACCTGTTGATGTAATCACAACTGGGTCTGCTTGAGTTGCACCTTCAACAGTTCCTCTATCAGGATTTGCCAACTCAGGTCCTACTCTTATTTCTGCTTTACCTGATGCAGTATTAAATTTGTAGTAATCTATTTTAAATAAATTCGTAACACTTGAACTTGGGTTTGTAACGTAAAGATATTGTCCAACGTAATAGTTATCAATTGAAGAAAGGTCATTATTCACAGGATCCAAACTAACTGAAACTTCACCGTGATTATTAATACCACCTACTCGACCAAAGATATAATCCATTACTCCAAACTTAATTTGATAACCTTGGTTAGCAATTGGGTTGGTAACTTGTATATCAGAAATACCTCCACCATAAACTGAATTTGGTTCAATGACTGCTGCTGGGTCAATTGGAATATAACCTAAAGCGTTATAACCTTCAAACTGTAATGTTGTTAAACGATACATATACTTCCATGTATATCCATCAGCTGTTTCATATATTTGATTTAAGTTAGCAGTATCAAAAGTTGGAGGAGATTCTGCAGTTGCTCCTGAACCATTATTTAAACACTTATAAACTCGATAATCACCTGTGTCATTATCGTTAGGTCCAACAACAGCATAAAAGTTTGTTCCAGTTAAATCAACACTATCATCGTATTGTGTATATATTACACCTCTTTGCCAAGGATAATACTTAATCATAAAGTTGATATCGTTATTATCAATTCGTTTTGCGAAAAGTGTATTTTCCAAGAACTCGTTTTGCGAAACGGCAGAGTCGACTGGGTTGAATGTTCCAATGCTCGAAACAAACATATAATAATTGTCGTTCGCTTTTGCGTCAGCGATAAAAATTTTATTTACATCGCTTTTAAAATTGTTTGTTAGGATTTCTGCCATAATGTTACTATCGCTCTTCTATATTATTTGTTTATTTATTACTGGTTTCTAACCTCTAACTCTTATTCTTGGTCTAGGCCAAGATCTTCCTGAGTTAGGTCGTGCCTTTGTATTAATTTTTGGAAAACTCAATCCATTTTCAGGCCTTTGGTTTATCCACCTTAAAATTTTATTTGCTGCTCCTTGTAAACTTTCAAAGTCAGTACAATCATCAGTTCCTGTATCTTGCATAAGATCATCAGTTCCGTTTTTGTTTAACCAATCATTTGCTTCTTCTTGATTTAAACCAGGATTACTCTCTGCAAGTAAAGCAAGTACTCCGCTTACTTGAGGTGATGCCATACTTGTTCCTGAATACTTTGAAAAATAAAAGCTACTATTTCTACTATCCTGGGTATTCCCTGTTCCATATACTGAACTTACAATACCTGAACCTGCTGCATGAATATCAACTATATTTCCACAAACAGATGAAGGAGATTTTTTATCATCGCTTTCGTCGTAAAGGTTTCCTACAACTAACGCTCTATTATCACCTGAAGCGGTTGAATCTCCACGATGAGTATAGAAAGTTGCCGTGAAAGTCCCGCCTGTTTCTAAGTAAGCAAGATTAGCAAAATCTTGGTCACCTGTTATTGTACTCTTTTGAGAATGATTTCCTGATGATATGCATACCATAATTCCATCATCAATTGCATCTTCTATATCAGATTGTAAACTTGTTGAATATGAACTTATTTTCCAATTTCCATTTGAAGGTACATTAACTCCTCTTGCTTCCAATTCAGAATCGTTTAAGCCTCGACCAAAATCTCCATAGGCATTAAATAAAGAACCTCTAAAATTCAGTGCTCCTAAACTATCATAACTTCCATTTGTAATTAATGAATCTTTTGTATACGTACCACCATAACTGTGATTAGATATTGTAGGATTTCTTCTTCCTGTTACTGGATTAATTGGCTTTGTATTATGCCATTCACGAATATAATCCCAAAGTGTTGAAGGAGTAAGAGGAGAACTATTCACAACTTGGTTAACCGCATTAGCATAATAAAATTCTATGTTGTAAATATTTGCATCTCTTGCCCAACCTTTTGTATTACCTGCGACTGTCCCAGCAACATGACAACCGTGAGCTGAATCTGAAGCAACTCCGACTGTATCATAATCATAAGTTCCATTTGAACCTAATCCTAATTGATTCGTAAGAGAGAACCAATTAAAGGCTTGTACTCTTGAACCACCTGTTCCGTCAGGATTCACAGCAAACTCTGGGTGACTTTGTGCTGCGGTTACGATTGACCCATCAACAATTAATACATCAACATTTTTTCCTGATGCTGTAATGTTTATATCTGCAGTCTTATCTCTATCGTTGTCGCGGCCCCAATCTCCTCCAGGGTTCGTTGTTTCGGTATGTCTGTATATTCCCCAATTCTTTTCAGTGGATGAAGGAAAGGATGTTGAGTCTCTTCTCCAAGAACCTGATTCTGAATAACCGTTAACTTCCCAAGTAATTAAATCAAATAGTTCTTTATCTTCAACATCTCTTACTCTTGGATCCTCTTTTAATTTTTCAGCTTCTTCAACGGTCAACATATAGTTTGTGACACGACTAATCTTTCTTCTTAATTGTAAATCAACTGCTCTATCAGGAATGTATAAGTCACCTCCTGGAGTTTCCATATCATTATAGAAATCATCCAAGTCTTCTCGGCGATGTAAGGTGACCATATATTCTTTCATTTAAATTATTGCTCCAATTGCATTAGAGTTAAAGTTACACCAACATTATTTGTAGAACCTGACTTATTCTTAACAGCTGCGGAAATTGAATTTCCTGATTCTAACCAACCTATCACACCAGGACCGAACTTAACAGTTTCAGCACCTGTTGTAATAACTTCAGCAATAACACCTGCGTCAGGAGCAGGATCTGTTGTTTCTAATCTTGAAGCATCTGCTGTTCTTGAAGCAGTATCAACATATAACCTTACCCAAGCTGCATGCGTTGTCTCAATTTTAAATAACGCAAATGATTTGAAACCATCAATAACAATATTTGCATTTTGGTCAGCGGTCATACCACCTGTTACTGTGGTCTTTGTTGTTCTTGTTGGTAATGAACCACCGCCACCACTTGCTGATGGGTCAGCGATTTCAATATCACCAATCATTGAACTGTGAACAGTACAAATATACTTATATGTACCACTTATATCACCAGGTACTTTCCAATATAATACACCGCTTGTTTTACCTTGAGCATTTGAACCTGTTGACTTAGTTCCGTCAGGAGCAATATGAACAAGTCCTGTATTATATGCGGTACTTGCGTCTGAACGAATTTCAAATGGATGAGAACCAGTAACACTTGTTAAATCAAAAGCAATTGTTTCACCTGCATTAACATATAGTGTTGGATTATCTGATGTACCATAATGGTCTGAACGATATGCACTTGAACCGTTTGGTGTCATAACATGAACTGTTGTAGCAGGGTATGCCATATCATGGACATCAAGATCTGCTGTATTGACTTCAGTTAAACCTGCGAGTGTTGAAGAACCACCGCCACTACCTGTTTGGTCTGCTACCCAAGCGTAATCAGAACCATCCCAGGATAAGATTTGTCCACTTGAAGCTGCGCTTGTATTTAAATGGT